GATTAAAACTTATCAAATTATTGCAAATGCTTGGACATTTGTAGCATAAAAGGAATTTGGAGCGAACATGGCCTATATAATTAACAGATTTGACGGAACACAGTTAACCATAGTAGATGACGGAGTCCTGGATAACTCCACTCCGTTGAGTCTGGTGGGTAGAAATTACACAGGCTATGGTGAATCGCAAAATGAAAATTTTATTTTCTTATTAGAAAATTTTGCAAACATCAGTCCCCCAGTTCGTCCTCTAACGGGACAGGCATGGTATGATAAATCTGTAAAAGCATTGAAAGTTTACAGCGGGACTTCTTGGTTAAGTATTTCCAATGCAACTGTTAGTGAAACTGCGCCCGAGCATACCAATGGCGGGTTATGGTTAAAAACAACGACTCAACAATTGTACATCAGCAATGGCGAAGTTTGGCGACTGATAGGCCCGGAAGCTGCTGAAGGTTTTGCAGTAACCAAGATGACCAGTACTAAAGTAAAATCAATTACCGGTCAATATTATCCTATAATTTTAACTGAAATAAATGGTACTACCACTGCAATTCAATCTGACTATGAATTTACAATTTCTGCAGATGAAACAATTCCTGGATTTACAGTAATATATCCTGGATTAAATTATCCTACAACAAAATATGCCGTTACAGGAAATGTAAGAGGAGTAGCAGAATCTGCCAACAGGCTTGAAACAGCAAGAACAATTAACGAAGTAAGTTTTAACGGTACAGGAAATATCACAGTAAAAGCCAGTACATCAAATCCATTAATTCCGGGAGAATATATTCTTGGCCAACCGTTTGATGGCGGCTTATCACAAACCTGGAATGTTGATGCAACCTCCCTAAACCAAATAGGAAAAGTAGTAGCTAGAGATTCAATCGGAGGATTTTCTGCAACCATAATTACAGCTGATTTATTTGGAAATGTATCCGGAAATATTACATCTGTATCCGGAACCAGTACCATTAACAATCTCAATGCAACTACTATAGTAGGAAATACATTTAGTGGAGTGTCTGCTCGCGCAACAAGATTAGAAACTCCAAGACTAATAAACTCTATTCCGTTTGACGGGACAGCAGATCTTACTTTACCAGTACCTGCAAATACACTTACTACAGATACACTAGCAGATAATGTTGTAAATTCTAGACTAGTAAATCTAGGAAAATTAGAATTTTTAGAAGTTGAAGCACCTGGTATAAAAGTTGGAGACGGTAACAATCTCAATATATTCATTGAAGGATTCACCCCAACACTAGAGTCAGACGTTAGCAATGCTATTAAATTAAAACTTGCTACAGGTAATGCCGTACTTGGTCAAACCAGTATTACATTTATTTCTTCGTTGTCCGCTAGTCAAAATGGCGGAACAGCACCTGCACTAGTTCCAGATTATACATTGTCTACCAGTGAAGATCTAAGACCATCTCTAGGCCTACCTAATTATAGATGGAGTAATGTATACGCTAAAACAATTACTACGGATACCTTTCGACTAACTACACTATCTGGAAAGGGTCCTGTGGACCAAGTTACAGTCACAAACAATTTAATAGTAAATGGAGCTACATACAGCGCATTGTATGGCAACGTAACAGGTAACGTAACAGGTAACGTAACAGGTAATGTGACCGGGTCATCAAGTCTTAACTTGTTAAAAGCTGGCGATACTATGACCGGAGATCTTTCCTGGTCAACTTCAGGCCAAGGCCTAAGTTGGTCTGTGAACACAGATTCAGCAAGTATTAAATATTACAATACATTAGATGGATCTACAGACAATCGTTTAGAATTTAACACCGGCGATAACAGTGATGAATATTTTAGATGGACTCATAGTCCGTCTGGCGGCACATTGTACGAGTCTATGAGGTTAACGCCAAACAGCAACGGTTATGCAAATTTAAATGTCACAGGTCAAATTACAGTAACTGCCGGAGTTTCAGCAGCAACATTTTTTGGAGATGCTAATCAGCTTACAAATCTAAATGCTGCACAATTATCAACTGGTACAGTTCCAGCGGCAAGATTAAGCGGATCATACAACATCAATGTCAGCGGCAATGTTACCGGCAATCTACAAGGTAACGTTACCGGCAATGTTACCGGTAATGTATCTGGCAGTTCTAATTCAACTTTAATTCACACAGTTACTGATTCTAGATCTACAGCAACAACTCCTCAAACAATTAATCAAGGGGTTGTATTTGATTTTAAAGCAAACAGCACAGAAAGTCTAAGTGATGGTGGTACATATTTTGGAGAAATGACTTTCCGTAAATACGGTTCAGTAACGGACTGGACTGGAGGCCCATCGCATCAATTAGGTTTTACCGAAAATGCCAATATATGGCATAGAACTGGTACCAATACTTCTTGGAATAGTTGGAAGAAAATTATAGATTCATCTAACGTCAACAGCTATGCTCCAACATTTACCGGCGCAGGAGCCAACGGTACATGGGGAATCAACATTACCGGACAATCGAATACTGTAGCAAACATTGCCAAATCTCAAGTTGTCAATGCATTAGGGTATGTTCCAGCACAATATTTTGATCCAGACGATCTGCGTTTGGTTGGTATTAGTGCTACAATTTCTGGTCCTATTACTTCAACTTCAACATCAACCGGTGCGCTGATCGTAGCAGGTGGTGCAGGTTTTGGCCTAGATATAACAGTTGGAGGGTCAGTAACAGCTGGCGCTGGGTTTATTGGTAATTTAATAACCACTGGATCTGCAGGTATAGCAGGAACTGTAACTGGAAATTGGACTTTATCCTCAGGCAGTAGAATGCAGGCTACCTATGCTGACTTAGCAGAGGTATACACTTCTGACAAACTCTACGAAGCTGGAACGGTATTAATTTTTGCCGGAGACGCTGAGACCACTACAACAAATCTATATGGAGATAACAGATTGGCTGGAGTAGTCTCTACCAATCCAGCCTACTTATTAAATTCAGATTTAACAGGTACAGTTAGTGCCATAGCACTTGTAGGAAGGATACCGTGTAAAGTAATAGGACAGATCAAGAAGGGAGATATGTTAACAACTTCCTCAATCCCTGGATATGCTACAAAAATGATAGAATTTATTCCGGGTGCATTTATAGGAAAAGCACTGCACGATAAAGAGACCAGCGGAGAAGGCATAGTTGAAATTGCACTGAACAGAGCATAAATTAAAAACACATAAATATAAAAAAGGAATTTTAAGTGGCTTACCAAATAGACAGATTTAACGGCACTTTTTTAGTTTCAGTTGATGATCAAACACTGAACAATACCGCTACGGATCTGCGCTTTGTCGGCCGTAATTACAGTGGTTACGGTGAAATTGAAAACGAAAACTTCCTGCATTTGCTGGAAAATTTCGCCAACAGTTCAGCCCCTCCTCGTGCTATTTCTGGACAAACATGGTTTGACACAAGCATAAAAAAATTAAAAATTTATGACGGTAACAAATTTAAGGTAACAACAGGTGCAGAATCTAGTCCATCTGCTCCTACGGGTCTAGCAATTGGTGATTTTTGGTGGGATAATCAAAACGAACAAATTAAAGTTTGGAATGGATCTACATTTATATTAGTAGGACCAGAAAAAGCTCCGGTATACGGCTCAACTTCAACCGCTCCCGCAGTAGTTAAAGATCAGCTAGGTAGTGATCAGCAGATAATAAAATTTCTAGTAGGCGGAGATGTAATAGCTATTGTTGCCAGCGCGACATTTACTTTAAATTCTATTATCAATCCAATTACTGGATTTGCAAATATTAGACCCGGTATAAATTTTATAAATTCTGATGTAAACGGGTTGACCTCATCAGCGCATAGATTTTGGGGAACTGCTGCAAATGCAGATAGACTAGGTGGTTTTGCTGCCATTGATTTTTTAAGAGCTGGAAATACAGAGTTTACCACACAGGTTAATTTTAAAGACAATGGAATTACCGTAGGTGAAGCTCAAGATTTAAAAATTACAGTAGCAAATGGAGTAGTTCCTGTAATTGAAAGTTCTAAAAATTCATTTTTTGTTCTTAGAATTTCTAATAACGGTAACGATGTAAAAGATGTTGCTGTTATAAAACCTACCGGAATAGAACCAGGAATAACAGGCGTATATGATCTAGGCTCTACGGCAGCTAAATGGAAAACAATCACCGCTGATACTATAAATGCTACAACAGTTTATGGTAAATTGATAGGAACGGTCGAGTCAGCTCCCGGTCCAGGCGGAGTAGTTCCTCCTTTAGCAATTCAATCAGTTTCGGTAAGCGGTAGCTTTTCAATGGCAGCACCGGCACCTGGTGCACCGGCAGCTAATTTTAATATATCTTTAGCAGGCAGTACCAGTGCAGTAAATTTATCATCTGGTTCAATCGGAAGTTTAGATAATTTTAACATTGGTGGTTCTAATCCTGGATCAGCAAAATTTACAACATTAACATCTAGTGGTGCGGTTGCTTTTTCAAATACAACAGTGAGTTCAGGACCTGGGACAGGAGCATTGGTTGTTGCAGGCGGCGCCTCTATCGGCGGAAATTTATATGTATCAGGAGATGGTGGATTTTCAGGAAACGGAGCGATGTTAGTACCAACTGGAGTATCTGGACAACGACCTTCTGCTACTACAGGAATGATTAGATTTAATACCACAGAAGTCAACTGGGAAGGCTATGACGGGTCTTCTTGGAGACTAATCAGTGGAGGGACAGATGAAGATTACGGGTTAATTACGTCTGTAGCAGATTCATTTATGGATTACGGCTCAATAGCATAATCTAGGAGTTAAAAATAATGGCAAAACGAGTCCAATTTAGACGAGGTACAACATCACAACACACAACGTTTGTTGGAGCACCTGGCGAACTAACAGTTGATATAGACAAAAAAACAGTTGTTGTACACGATGGAATAACTCCAGGTGGATTTCCTGCAACTAGATTAGAATCAGTAGACGGTACTTCAACATTTAATGGTCAAGTTAGGATTCTCAACACCACTGCTAGTTCTTCTACAATCACCGGCGCACTGATAATAAGTGGCGGATTAGGTGTAGCTGGAAGAATAACAACAACACAATTAGTTGAAACATCAAGCATTGCATTAAAAGAACACATAAACCCAATAACAAATGCTCTTGAAAGCATATTAAATTTAACCGGAGTTACCTATGATCGCAAAGATCAGTCGTCTTTTAATGAACCTGGTTTAATTGCTGAAGATGTAAATAAGATTCTTCCTAATTTAGTAGTTAAAGATGAAGAAGGTAATCCCAGCGGAATTCAGTACACCAAGGTAGTTGCTTATCTAATCGAAGCTATTAAAGATCAACAAAAACAAATAGACGAATTAAAGAAAAAGGTTTAAAATGGCTTATCAAGTTAATAGATATAACGGTAGTTTTTTAGTATCTGTAGCAGACGGTACTATTGACAATACCACAAATATTAGATTTGTTGGTAAAAATTATGCCGGCTATGGACAAGTACAGAATGAAAACTTTTTACATCTAATGGAAAATTTTGCAGGAGCTAGTCAACCTAGCAAACCTGTATCTGGACAAATTTGGTATGACAGCACTGACAGAAAAATCAAAGTCTATGACGGAACCCGTTTTAGAATAGTCGGCGGCTCAACAGCCAGCGCCACGGCTCCTATAGGTCTAAGTTCGGGCGAATTTTGGTTTGACAGTCTTGCACAACAATTGTATTGCTGGACCGGAACTGAATTTATTTTAGTAGGTCCTCAAAATTCTACCACACTAGGCGAAACAACTATTACGGCAACCACCGTTAAAGACAACGGCAACGAAAATCGAACTATTGCTAGAATAAAAGCAGGCGGAACTGATATCGCTATTTTCAGTAAAGATACTTTCACATTAAGTGATACAGATAAGGCATTGATTCCTAATTTTGGCAGAATTAAAAAAGGTATAACCCTAATAGGAACAGATAATACCAACGGAGTTACTACCGCTGCATCATCTGCAATAATATGGGGAACAAGTTCGTCAACTAGATCCTTGATTGACCCGAATGATGAAACTTTGGTTTACACCGTTAATGATTTAGTTTTAAAATCAAACCCGGCATTTCTAACCACAGTTGATTTTAGTTCTAGCGGTATAACATTCAGTGCTGCTTCAGCAGTTAAAGGCAGTATTGCATTGGGCGATGCTTCAGATATTGCAATAACGAATCAAGCAGGCAACAATATAAAATTTAACATACGTGTTTCCTCAACTGAAACACGTACTATGGCTAATATTTCTACAACAGCAATTGTTCCTGGAGTAGATAGTGAATATTCTTTAGGTAGTAATGATCTTCGTTGGTATCAAATTTTTGCAGATAACTTAATTGTTACCAGCAATATTACGGGAAGTTTTATAGGTAACCTAACAGGCAATGTTGTTGGAAATGTTACAGGTAATGTCGTTGGAGATGTTACAGGTAATGTTAGTGGAAGCAGTAGTAGCTGTTCAGGTAATGCTGCTACCGCAACATCAACAAATAATTTAAATGGCAAGAGTGAGAGTATTACCGCAGTAGTTAATACAATTGCTTCTAGAGATGCCAACGGTGATTTAACAGCTAACAGATTTATTGGAATAGCAGACAAAGTAGATAGATTAAAAATTGACAATGATGCTGTAGACAGCGGCGCATCATCTTATAAATCTGCAAAAACTTCAAAGACTGCTAATACTATTGCTGCTAGAGACAGCAGCGGAAATCTTTCAGCCAACATATTTAATGGTACAGCTACCGCAGTTCAAGGTGCTGACCTTGCTGAAAAATACCTAGCAGATAAAGAGTATGCGGTCGGAACAGTGGTAATTGTAGGCGGTGAATGCGAAATTACCGCCAGCGTTTGGGTAGGACAACGTGCCGTTGGGGTAGTAAGCGGTGAACCTGGCCTAATGATGAATCAAGATTTAGAAAATGGTACATATATTGCCCTTAAGGGTCGTGTGCCAGTTCAAGTAATTGGCCATGTACGCAAAGGTGACAGATTGATTGCTGCTCCTGACGGGTGTGCAATGGCCAGTGAAGATGCTAATGCCAATACCTTTGCAATAGCTTTAGAATCTAGTTTAAATACAGAAGTAAAATTAATTGAAGCAATTGTTCTTTAAGGATTAAAAATGGCAGGATCAGGAACCACAGCCCTCGCAAGTGATGTCTCTAACCCGTATGGTACCGGAGTTGAAATTATGGGTACAGGATCATTAAGTAGGGGTTATGGACAAACTACTTTTGGTACTACAAAAAGCGTAGGCGATACCGTTGGAGCCAACGATTTTAATAATATTCGTTATGATTTATTAAATGCCAGCGCCCACCAAAATGGGTCAGCTGCCGCTCTTACTCTAGCAGGAAATGTTTTTGGAAACATAATTAACACTACAGATCCTAATTCGTTTGCCTCATATGCATCTACTATAGACAGTGATAGATTTAATTGTCACAGTTCTAGAAAAACAACCGCCGCTGCCGGCACCAATTCTAGAACAAGTTCTTGGGTCAGTGCCGTTTCTGCTACATATACACTTAACTTTTCTAGTGCAAATCAAGCTAGATGGTTTTGGAATGGCGGAGGCAGAATTCGAATAGCCAGCTCAAGAACTGGCGGCGCTGCCTCGGCACAAAACACTGCCTGGAGTAATCTTCTTTCATCTGCAGGCACACAGGAATTTGGTGGTGCTGCTGTTTATGGTTGGGGAACAGGATCTACATCATTATACTCAGTTTATTCAAGTGCTCCATACGCATCAAATAATTACGCTATTTCGGTATCTTTAAATGCAGCCATAGGCTCAGCTACAGCTTTTAATTTTGTGTTAAGTTGGAATGATCCTTATGTTGATCCGGCTCCCGGAGAGCCACCAGCACCTGAAGATATTGTAGATGGTACATTAAGTTATTCAATTGAATTAACCAATCCCACAAGCGGTCATGCACTAACTCCGAGTGGAACATGGACTGGCTACAATTATTCTAGTTATTCAGCAGGTGCAATAACGGGCGGATAAAATTTTGTCTCCGAGACATAGCTGGTAAATAAACTGCTATGTTTATTCGGAGACCAAATGGACGACAGATTATCTAAGGCTCTAGAGTTTGCCAATTATCGACAGACTCTGGCCATTCAGAGAAAAACCCTAAAAGAAAAAATCAACGCAAAGTTGACCTATGGCCAAGCCGGCGGCCTATTTAAAATCAATCGTGAGCTCATTGTATTTGTGCAGATGCTGATTGATCAAGGCCGTACTGAAAATGTGCCTTTTGTTGACGAAAACGGAAATCCAGTACTAGTAGCAGATCTACATGCATTTAAAGATGAAATCATAGATAGGTACTTTACCGCTACCTATGAATACTATGAAGACTATCAAAAGATTAAATCTAGTAGAACAGTTGAAAAGTTATTGGATGTATGACTCGAGGCGTACTAATATTTGCCCATAACAGTCCTGATGTTGATTATGGTCTAATGGCCACAATTGCAGGCGGCTTGGCTAAAAAGAATCTAGGTGTTCCTGTGAGTCTTGTTACTGACCTAGGCACACTGGCGTGGCTAGAAGAGTCCGGCACATTGATCAAGGCACGAGAAGTCTTTGATCAAATTATAGAAGTTGACAGACCCTACACCAAGAATGTGAGAAATCTGCATGACGGGTTTGAAAGCAAGATTATTCCATTTGTAAATTCAAATAGGTACAGCGTGTGGGAACTCAGCCCATATGACCAAACATTGCTGATAGACAGCGACTACTTAATCTTCTCCAACAAATTAAATGAGTATTGGTCAGTAGATGCTCCTGTGATGATGGGACACAGTATGACTGATCTCACTGGAGAGCGTGGTGGCATTCTAGACGGTCGTGTAAGCGAAACTGGTGTACACATGTTCTGGGCTACAACAGTGATGTTTGACAAGAGTGCGGAAAGTGAATTTTTTTTTAAACTGGTAGATTTTGTCAAAGACAACTATGTCTACTATGCTGATCTATTCCGTTTTAATCCCAAGCAGTTTAGAAACGACATTGCTTTTAGTGTTGCTAAACACATCATGAATGGATTTGAAACCGAGTTTGCCTATACACTTCCTCCCATTCTAACAGTTTTTGACAAAGATATTTTACACACTGTTGACAACGATAGACTGACATTTTTAGTCAGCCAGCTACACGATGTTGCAAGTTTTTGGGCTGCTACAACTCAAGGTACTGATGTTCATATTATGAATAAACAAAGCATAATCAGAAACGCCAACCGTCTTCTGGAGTTAATATGAACTTTGGATATCTAATATTTGTAGCAGCCCATCCCGATATAGACTATCTTAAATTAGCCTATGCTGCCGCATTAAGTATTAAGAACACTCAACGAGAAGGTTACGATAAAGTAGCATTGATTATCAACGATAAATCACTAGTTGACGAGTTAAAAAGCCCCTGGGTATTTGACAAAGTTATAGAATGGCCTGAACAGAAGTTTTGGGATGGTCGGTCATGGATGGACAAAGTAACACCGTGGGAACACACAGTCTGTATTGATGCTGACATGTTGTTTATACGAGATTATAGTCACTGGATTGATTATTTTATAGAAAATACAGAATTATATGTGGCCAATCGTGCCTACACATTTAGAGGCGAAGTAGTTACCAGCGATGCTTACCGTAAAGCATTTACTAAAAACGATTTACCTAATTTATATTCTATGTGGACTTTTTTTAAGAAAGGCAGCGGTGAAGAATTTTTTGAGTTAGCTCGACAAATTTTTATCAACCCACACGAGTTTAAAAATTTATATTTGAGTAATCACACACCTAAGGTAATAGGCACAGATGAAGCATTTGCTTTATCGGCCAAGTTACTAGACATTGACAGTGAGATTGCTTATTCTTTAGATTTTCCAAAAGTAGTACATTTAAAACCTAGGATTCAAAATTGGCCATGGGATGCTGACTGTGTAACTGATCAAGCAGGATTCTATCTTAAGAATGACGGTAGTTTAAAGATTGGAAATTATCAACAAACTGACATTGTTCACTACGTTGAAAAAGACATTATCACTGACGAGCTGATCAGTATGCTAGAGGAGATAGTATGGAAGAAAAATTAGACCTAGCACCTTTTGACGAATGGATTAAAACTGTTGAAATTCCTGAGGAAACATACTTCTTTGAATTTGATGAAGTGGGAAATGTAATAGCATTACACCCTGGATTTGTAGCTGATACCATTAAACACAAAGTTCAGGTAGATTTAGACACTGCGTTAGGTATATATGAGCGCGGAGAAATGCTTGGTCATTATAAAGTAGAAATTACATCTGGTAGAATTTTAAAAGTTAATCTTGCTTCAATAACCGGACTTAATAAAATTGATGATGTATTACATAGAGTCATTGACAAGCGTTGGAGTAATATTACAAAACCTGATATAGCTATAGAATACAATAGAGAAGAATCTGTATTGACATTTAAGATTAATCCTTTATTAAAAACTGTAGAATGGCAAGGAGATCAGGATATGGTATTTTTGGTAACAGCATATAATGATCCTAATATATTGCAAGAAATGATCAGTTTTAATGTTAACGAGTTAGTCAAGTACCCTCACAGATTCAAATTAGAATTACCTAAAAAATTTAGCATTTATACAAGACGGATTTTTGACAAGTATACATATGAAGACATTAGAACTTGATATAGTTTTTTTAAGCTATGACGAACCTAACGCAGATCAACATTATGCTGACCTATGCAACAAAGTTCCTTGGGCAAAACGTGTTCATGGAGTCAAAGGCAGTGATGCTGCCCACAAAGCCGCAGCAGAACTCAGCGAGACTGAATGGGTTATTACTGTTGATGCTGACAATATTGTTGATAATAGATTTTTTAATCTAGGATTTGATCCCGACAACAAAGACATACAGGTCTACAGTTGGTTGGCTAGAAATCGTATCAATGGATTATTGTATGGCAACGGCGGCCTAAAGATATGGCGCAAGGATTTTATCCTTAATATGAAAACACACGAAGCCAGCGATAGTGATCGTGGACAAGTTGATTTTTGTTGGGAAGATGGTTACAAACAGTTTTCAGAATGTTATAGCGAAACAGTTATTACAGGCTCACCATTCCAAGCATGGAGAGCAGGATTTCGTGAAGGTGTTAAAATGACCTTACTCGACGGAGTTCGGGTTCCTACAGATGAAATTCGTGAACGTATATGGTGGCACAATTTACATAGATTAAAAATTTGGTCAACTGTTGGTTCCCATGAAGAAAATGGGTTATATGCTATCCACGGAGCACGACTAGGTCAATGGATGACCAATTGCACAGACTGGAATTATATTGATGTTCGAGATTTTGAGATCTTAAAAAACATATACAACGAAAATGTTAATCACAGCACACTAGAAGACGATATACGACATTTAGGAGAACAAATTAAGCGAGGAATGGGATTTGATTATCCTTACCTAGATGCATCTCAAAGCAAGTATACTCTAGATTTATACGAAGAAACCATTAAACTTACTAACACATACTTGAGATGATTTACGATATTTTTTATGTAAGCAAAAAAGAAATTGTTGACAATGAGTGGAAAGCATTCCGTCAACGATTTCCATCTGCGCAAAAAATTGAAAATGTAAAAACCATAAATGACATAAAGAAAAAATCATTTACAAAATTCTTTTGGTTGGTGTGGGACGATCAAGAAATCACTGAAGATTTTAACTTTGAATATCGTGTTGAAAAATGGGATGAAAAATATATTCATACTTTTAAAACTCAATACAAAGATAAAGAGTACTATAGGGCCGGAGTCTGTTTAGTTCCTAAAAGTTCATCTATATCTCAAAAAGAATTTGACTTTAGATTTTTTATCAATAAAAAAGAAATTCCTACAATTGTTAGCAAATTTAAATTTACCACATACAAGAAATATTATATAGACTCTTATGAAGATTATTTAAAAATTTGCAAACAGGAAACACAGTCGTTATTTTGGAGAATACCAAGTGATATAGAAATAATAGATAATTCTATATTTGATTTACATTTTGACCCTTTAGACAGTATCTATGATTATGATCGTAGCATAAACCATATGTTTAAAAATGATAATTTCTATGACGGTCTTATGTTAGCCAGCAAAGATAAAGTTTTAATGGAAAAAGAATTTAAGTATAGATTTCCTATAGAAAAGAAAGAATGGGATATTGTTGTAAGTACTCCTAAACCTTATGATGTCGTGTTTATAAGTTACAATGAATCTAATGCCGATGTCAATTACGAAAAATTAAAATTAAAAAAACCCGATGCTAAACGTGTACACGGAGTTAAAGGGATTCATAATGCTCATATCGCCGCGGCAAAATTAGCAGGCACTGAGATGTTTTGGGTAGTAGATGCTGATGCTGACCTGGTAGATGATTTTAATTTTGATATTCAATATTTTCCCTATTATGATGCTGGCAATAGATTAGAACAACAATCTACAGTTCATGTGTGGTTCAGTCAAAATCCAATTAACGATCTTGTTTACGGTTATGGCGGAGTTAAACTATTACCAACAAAACTAACGCTGGAAATGGATACAGCATCTGTAGATATGACAACAAGTATCAGTGAAAAATTTAAAGTGGTCGATCAAATTAGCAACATCTCTGTTTTTAATGTTGATGAATTCAGTACGTGGAAAAGTGCATTTAGAGAATGTGCAAAACTAGCCAGTAAAATAATTGACAACAATGATAACGTTGAAACTGATGACCGGTTAGAAATTTGGGTAACAACAGGCAAAGATCGAATGTACGGTGATTTTGCCATCGCTGGTGCAACAGCTGGAAAAGCATTTGCTCAGCAACATTGGTGGAACGAAGAACAGATGTCAAAAATCAACGACTTTGATTGGTTAAAAACGGAATTTGAAAAATGCCCAATAGCGTTAAAAAAATAAACACATTCATTCCTATAATGAATGAAATTTCGCCTACATTCTGCATGGCCAAGTGGCATCATACTACTATCTATTTGCAGACTGGAGAAACCCATAGTTGTTATCATCCTCGTCCTCATAAAATTCCTTTAGAAGAATTATCTATTGATGCCAGTGCATTACATAATACTAATCAAAAAAAGTTAGAAAGATTAGAAATGCTCAACGGAGGAAAGCCCAGCGGTTGTCAGTATTGTTGGAACATTGAATCTATGGGAGATGATTATGTCAGCGATCGTAAAGAACGTAATAGTACAATCTATACTCCTCAACGATATGAACAAATTAAAACAGGCCCCTGGGATCAAAATATAAATCCAGAGTACATTGAAATTAGCTTTGGAAATGAGTGCAATTTTAAATGCGGTTACTGTCACCCCAAGCACAGCAGCAGTTATCATAAAGAAATTAAAGATTTTGGACCATATGATATGGTTAAAAATCATCGCAATGATATTGATTGGTTCAAAGTTTATGAAGAAGAAACTAATCCTTATGTAGAGGCTTGGTGGCGTTGGTGGCCAGAAGTTAGCAAGACTCTAAATATTCTTCGAGTAACTGGAGGCGAACCACTACTACAGCAAAGTACATGGAAGCTATTAGAAGATCTAGAAAAGAATCCTAAACCTAGTTTAGAATTAAACATCAATAGTAACTTCGGTGTTAAGCCTATTCTAATAGACCGGTTAGTTGAGCGGGCAAATAATCTAGTGAGCGGAAAAAAGATCAAGAAATTTAAAATTTTTACCAGTATGGATACATGGGGCACACCTGCTGAATATATTCGCACAGGGTTAGATCTAGAATTGTGGGAAAGAAATTTTAATGAATATATGCAGAATACATCATTGCCCATTACCTTTATGATTACATTTAACATATTAACGGTTCCTAATTTTCAATTACTCTTGGAAAAAATGTTAGAATGGAGGAAACAATATAATATACCTAATTCCGAGGATCAAAGAATTAAATTTGATACGCCATATCTAAAAGAACCGTTACAGTATGATATGAATATTTTACCTAAGGATGAATTTATGCCTTACATGTATAAACACCTAGAGTTTATTAAATTACATATTGAAGATAGCAGTGTAGAATGTTTTACTAATTTAGAATACGAAAAATTTCGCCGTGTTGTTGACTATATGGAGACCACAGTATACAGTGATGATAAAATAAAAGAAGGTCGAAAAGATTTTTATAATTGGTTTACAGAATATGATCGAAGACGCAGCACTGACTTTAAAGAAACATTTCCAGAGTTAGTGGATTTTTATAATAGTTGTAAAGATGAATAAAAAAATTAATCTAGCCTATGAATGGATCGGTCCAAACGGACCGTTAACAAACAATAGAATGCCTACTATTTCTGATCTTATGACAGCATCAGTAGACTATCATTTTCCACAGTTAAAAGGCGATCTATTTCAGAAGCCGCACTTTCATTCTAGAATCATTAATTCTAGAATTTTGCCCACATACAAACTTCCTAAAGAAGTATTCCTGTACGAATTAAATTGGACTAACTTTCACTATAGAGATAAATTTCATAATTTTCACAGAGCAGACGGATTCTTTGATAACAATCAAATTCATCTAGAAGTATTAGAGAGAGTAAAAAACAAAACGGCTTATTTTTTAGTAACATTATTCTACGAAGGATACATGGACGATGAGTTTTTAAATCATCTCTCTGATTATTTTATAGCTAAAGGGATTCCGTTAACACAGATCATTTACCTAACTAATTGCTATAACGGTGTAGAAATTTACGAAGATTATTGTAGTAGAAATCATAAATTGCCAGAAATGAAAATGGAATACTTTCCTGTATTCAGAATAGACAAAAGCAATGTTAACCAAGCAATAACAAATTCATTAATTGAAAAATATAAAACTGGTCCTCGTAGTAAAACATTCTTATGTTTTAATAGGAGATACAATGATCATAGGCTGATGTTATTTCTAGCAATGGTACAACACGGAATAATTGATCAGTGTTATTATAGTATGGATAAGGTACAACCTGAAGCTTCTAGAACTTTTATAGAAAATTGTAAGTCTTTGTTAACTAGATTTCCAAACATGGGATTAGACAGTACCGATGCGTTGGCAGCGGATAAATTACTGCCTTTGGTATTAGACAATCCTAATTTCAGTAGATACCCTATGGAGCACAGTGTTGACCCAGTTAAACATCTATATGATAATTCGTTGATTAATATCATAACTGAAACATTCTTCTTCAATAAAGTTATTCACATTACAGAAAAAACCTACAAACCGATTGCATTTATGCAGCCTTTTATATTGTTAGGTGCTGCTGGAAGTTTACATCATATAAAAGATATGGGATTTAAAACATTTGGTGAATTCTGGGACGAAAGTTATGATAGAGAAAAAGATGATAAATTACGCTTTAGGATGATAGTGGATATAATTAAGTCAATCTCAGAATGGCCAGAACATGTAAAGATTGATTTTACCTATGCAGTTAAGGATATTGTAGATTATAATGTAGCTCATCTAAGTACAATGCAAGATATTGAAATAGATAATTTGGTGGAAAAGTATGGAACTTAAAATAATGATGACGGACGATGAGGTGTTGTTGTTAAAAAAAATAATCGGTGGCCTAAGCAAAGATTCAATAATCCTTGAAATAGGGACAGCTTGGGGAGGTTCTGCTAAAGCTATGGCTGAATCTAATCCTCTAGTAAAAATTTTTACAATAGATCTGTTTGAAGATAATACTAAAATGTATACCGAAGTTAGCAATAATTTATCAGAGTTTAGCAATATAACAGTGATGTGTGGCAATGCCATGCGTGACTTCTCAGACTGGAATACTGATATAGACGTGTATTTTGAAGACGCCGCACACAAAGACCCGTCACTGGTAACTAATCTCATTAGATGGGCGTCTTTCTTGAAGCCCGGCGGATTTTTATTAATGCATGATCATAACGATTTTTTCCCAGATGTTGGTAAAAATATTGATAAATTAATTAGTTCTGGAAAATTTACAATAGTTGAAACTGTTGACTCGTTGACCGTTTTAAAACACAAGGAATAATAATGAAAAAAATATTAGTATGCGGTGCCGGCGGCTTTATTGGCTACCATTTAGTCAATGATTTAAAACGCCAAGGACACTATGTTATAGGTGCCGATATAAAGAAACCTTTGTATGCCAAGACAGATGCAGATGAATTTTATCTTTATGACTTGAGAAATCCTGCACTAGTGGAAATTTTAATTACCAGTGACATCGACGAAATCTACCAATTGGCAGCAGACATGGGCGGTACTGGATACATTGGCACAGGAGAGCATGACAGCGATATCATGCATAATTCTGCAATGATTAATTTGAATGTTGTACACGAAGCCTGCAAAAAAGGCATAAAGAAAATCCTCTATACATCTAGTGCCTGTGTATACCCGGAACGCAATCAAACAGATCCCGATAATCCACTATGCAGTGAAGATACGGCCTATCCCGCAGAACCCGATACAGAGTACGGTTGGGAAAAGTTATTCAGTGAACGATTGTACTTTGCCCATAGAAAGAATCACAGCATTGATGCCAAAGTTGTTAGACTGCATAATATATTCGGCCCACAGGGATCGTGGAATGACGGCAAAGAAAAAGCTCCGGCAGCCCTTTGTCGTAAGGTTGCGGAATGTCCAGAACAAGGTTTAGTTGATATTTGGGGTCCAGGAACACAGACTCGTAGTTTTCTTTACATTGAAGAATGTCTAAAAGGTCTACAAATGATAATGTCCAGCGACATTGATCAACCTGTTAATCTTGGCAGCGAAAGAATGATCAGCATCAACGACCTTGCATTGTTAATTGCCAGCATTGCCGGCAAACAGATATTTGTTCATAATATAGATGGTCCGATCGGAGTTATGGGTCGAACTAGCCATAACGCTCTCATCGAGCAATTGTTAGGATGGCGTCCAGATGAGAATTTAGAATACGGATTAGAGCATACATACAAATGGATTAAAGGACAGGTAAATGATTTACAGTAAAACAGGAAGACTCTACGATCTAAAAGTACAGCCAGAAAAATTTGCATCGTTGACCAGTTGGAAGTCTGAGTCAGACACAATTTATTATTTTCATTACTACTATGATCTACACACAGGAATTAAACTATTAGATGCAATGGATGACGTTCATTGGGAACATCTAAGAACAGATCCTACCGCTAAATTTCTTTATGAAAACTGCAACGAAACGTTTACCTGGACCTTAGCGCATCAAATTAAAACGGTAATTGAAGAAAAAAGAATTGCTCCAGAAAAAGTCTTTATTATTGTCATGGATGAAGTACATGAGAATTTTCTTAACACTGGTCTTGCTGATCTAGGAATACTGGGAGTTACGGTCGGAGTTTACAATAAACTCATGAAACAAACACAAGTGCCAGAAGCCATTCCTTCGACACACTATAAATTTAGTGCATTGAGTAGAAACTATCGTGCATGGCGCCTGCACGTCTACGCAAAACTTGCTGAAAAGAATTTGTTAAAAGATTTTAGATATAGCTTTTATAATATTTTTCCTTATGGAGAAGTACGCTACTATGATCAAGCAACAATGTTGAAAGATCTAGGCGATACAAATTTTGGTCAAGTCAACACAACAGTAGACGAATGGATCAGCAAAGTACCTTATACACTGGATGTCAATGATAATGTACTAAACAAATGGGGCGATGTAACCTACGATGCTATATTGGCCGCAGATTTTCACTTGTTAATAGAAACACATTACGATCTATTCTATTATGTTCCCACACAAGACAGAGTGTATAAGCGAAGTCTAGCACCAAGCAGTATAACAGAAAAAACCAACAAGCCCATTGCCTGCTGTAAACCGTTTATTGTGTTTTCTACGCCATACTTTTTAGCCGATGTACGACAGCTAGGATTTGAAACATTTAGTCCTTACATCAACGAAAGCTATGATATAGAAACAGACAATCAAAAACGATTAAATATGATTGTTGATGAAATAGAAAGAATTACAAATTTGCCTGCAGATGAATATAATACACTGGTAGAAAATTGTCATTCTATAGCAGTTAGAAATCAACAAAAGTTGCTGTTTAAAAAAGACAATTTGCAGTATAACGAAAAGTTTAATTTTCTAAGAGATTATTTTGAGCCACAGTCAAATATACAAATTCTTTAATGAATTGGATCAGCATTATGATCCTGCTAAATTAGCAGTAAGTCATGCTGAGGGTTCTCCAGTGCCCTATACAATCATAGACAATTTCTTACCGGATGAACTTTTTAAAACTCTAAGTTTTGAAGTTGATTTCTTACAGGAAAATGATTGGACTGTGTTTAGCAATGGTACAAGTTATAGAAAAGAGTGCAGAAATTTTACCAGCACTCCTAGAATACAATCAATGGCCTACAGTTTCCAGGGCAGTGTATTTCTCAAATGGATAGAACAGCTAACAGGGATTGAAAAACTAGTAGGCGATCCACATTATCGAGGTGGTGGCATAACTCGAATATCTAGTGGAAATAGTCTAGGTCTGCACAATGACTTTAATTGGAATGAACAGCTTAGACTTACTCGCCGCACTAATTTGATATTGTATATGAATCCTGTTTGGGACGATAGTTGGGGTGGCGAATTAGAGTTCTGGGACTTTGATAAAACTCAGTGTCTAGTTAAAATTGCACCAAAACCCAATAGACTGGCAATATGGAATTACGACGAACGTTTAATACACGGTCACCCGCAGCCATTGGCTTGTCCCGAATCTGTAGAAAGACAAAATTTCATTCAGTTCTATTACAGCAGTAATGCTACACACGAAACACCACCTCACCGCAGTCAATTTATCTAATGGCAAATTTTCACCTCAATTCTCAACCTTACATAGAACAGTTGTCTTACAATCAAGACTCTGACATGATCCTAGAAATAGGTAGTGATCAAAACGAAGGATCTACTGAATTTTTCAACGGACTATCAGTTAACTGGGAAATACCGTTTTATACAGTAGATGTTATTATCGAACCTCAACATCGATTTACACACCTAGATCATATTATCTGGCAAGTTGAAACAGGCAGTGTGTGGACTAAAAAGGTGTTACCTACACTCAACAAACAGATTAAAGTTCTTTATCTTGACAACTATGACTGGTCTAATCCCGGACCAAACGCAGATACCATTAGAACAAGTTATGCATTTAGAAACGTTGATTGGTCCAATCTAGGCAGTCAAACAGAACATCTACATCAAATGATAAATTGTATGACCTATATGGCTGATCAATCATTAGTGATCTGTGACGATACTCCGTTAGTTGCTGGATCTGAAATCTACACCGGTAAGTGCGGTGCAGTAGTTCCTTATTTGTTGTGCAACGGTTATAACATAGTTTATACAGGAAATAATGGAGTTATTCTAGCAAGAGGTCTATAATGCTTTGTTACTTTGACAGTGACACTGAAGTTAATTTGTCTTATCTTGAACAAGTTAAAAATGTTAGGCCTCTTGAAGAATTAAAAGCTAGGATGTCTGCGTCTGATGTAACTCATGTTACATCAAAAGAATACAATCAGGTAGGCGTATACCCTATAGAAGTCAGCAAGATTCCAGAACTATGGTGCGCCAAAACTCATCTGGGCAGTGACAATATTTTATTGAACATCCCTAGCAGAGTGATCAAAGCAGCCAAACACAAAACAATTCGCATAGTAATTATTTCTACAATTGAAGGAGACAATTTTACTTCAAAAGACTTTGACGGGTTAGCACATTTACACAATACCGTTCGGTTGTTAGGACTTCCTAAACACAGTGTCTGTATTGTTTCTGGAAATTTAAATGCTAGTCAACAATACACTGAATGGTGTAGGCAACAATCTAAAGAAGAATACATCGAATTTCAAGAAGGCATCGAATGGGACGGAAAAACAACACACCCTCCTAGTGCCACGGTTAAGATACAAGATCATTGTTTGCCTTTTAACAGTTTAAATCGTGCTCATAGAAATCATAGAACAGAACATCTGTATTTTCTAGCTGAAAATAAATTACAAGGATTAGTCAGTGGCGGCGCTTGGTTTGCCACACACAGTATTGATGCTCCAATATATCAAACAGTTGAATATAATCATTATAAATCTGTATTAACCGCTAACTATCCTAAGACAGTAGATGTTAAAGATTTAGTAAACATAGTTCCTAACTTAATCAACAATCTTGAAATATATGAACGCAGTCAATTAACAGTTGTAACTGAAAGTCATTTTGACCAAACTGGTGGATTGTTTATTACAGAAAAAACTTTTAGGCCTTTGTTAGTTGGACATCCTTTTATAGTACTAGGTCAAAAAGGCACCCTAAAAAAGCTAAGAAGCTGGGGATTTGTAACTGACTTTGACGGTATTGATCAAAGCTATGATGACATTGATGATGATCGAGAAAGATTTTTACAGTTTCATTTATCTTTGAGAAATTGGTGTATGCAAGATCCCGAGATTCGAAGAACTGCAATTTATAAATGGGATAACATTATCCAACACAATTTTCAAAATTATAAAAAATCTAATTTTAAGAAAACTATGTTTGATAATGTTATTTTGTCTTCGGAGCAGTATTTTAAAGTAAATTCTTAGAACTTTCTTGGATGTCGGTTTTTAAACGTTCTACATCCATTTGAAAGTCTATCTTTTTAATATCATTCCTATACTCTTGAAATATGTTCAAAAGTTTGGTGGCAATTTCATCAGCTTCGGCATTTGCCAATTGCTCTTGAACATTTATTTCCCATATCCGACCGTTGGTAAATTCTAACCGCAAAAGTATCAGATACGCTACAGGCATTGTATTCATGTAGAGGTCTTCAAAGACCTCTGGCCATTCTTTAACCAAATGTCTGGGCGGTTTGAACAATGCCTTAGACACCAGCCTCTTCAGATGTTTTTACAGCGGCCTTCTTCTTAGGAGGATCTAAAGCATCTGCTTCTTTACGAAGTCTTGCGGCTTCTTTGTACATAGCATCTGCTTGACTGCGATATCCTTTAGCAATATCAAAATCAGTTAACACTTGATTAGGTGCTGCCTGTGGCATTGCTGGAATAGAAGTTGCTTCGCTATTTGGAACAATGTTTTTCTTGCCTTCTTGAACTTTCTTGGACTGTGCATTAGCCTGAGCACCGCTGACAAAATTACATAGTTCATCAACTGTGCAATTACGTTGTTCAGCAATTAACACATTTAACTGATCTAAAGGCACAGCGGCATTAACTGTCGGTGTCATTAGAATTGAATCAGTTGCTACTTTCTGTAGGCGCCCGTCAGCCTGCATAGCAGCAAGCATAGGACGGCCGTCTTGGAAATGACGAATAAACATCATTTCTCCCAACTCAAACGCTTCTTGACATTGTTCTGTTTCCAGCATCTGCATTAAGGTGTCGTGATACGCATCGCTTAATGTGCTAACTGGTAGTACTAGTGCCGAATTTGATTCACCAGGAAGTGTTCTAAAAACAACCAGTACCTTATTACCGGTATTTTTAGTACGTCCTATGTGTTTGAGAGATTTGGCCATATTATTCCTTTTTTGCAGTCACTGACTCTAGGAAAGTGTTGAGTTTGTTATAAATTTTACCTACAGCTTCTAATTCAGCGGCTTTAAACGTACCACGTGAACTTGCTACATCAATGATGCTACGCAGTGCTGCAAGATCATTGATATTGAGATCTGCTCCGCCCTGACCATTAGCTTCAGCAGCAGGTGCAGATGTTGGTGTTGGCTCTACGGGAGCTCCTGGTGATACTTTGCTTTCTTGTTGGTCCATTAGTTTCTCCTTAAATGTGGACAGGCTAACATAAAGTATGTTAGTTCTTTTTGATCTTCAAATGCCACAAATGTGGCAGTTTTTAAATGTTCGTCTTTATCAATAGTAGGCTGCTTGGCAATTGCATATCGACCTTTTAGTCGAATACGAATCCAATTTTCTAGACTGTCGCCGCCAAACCCAAACCCTTTGTCGTCAATTTTAAACTTTGCAAAATGCGGAGGAATATGTGACAACGAGCGTTTGTTTAGAACTTCTAAAGGGTTTAAATCGAACATAGTGAAATATTTATATAGTGTTATTATTCAGAGGTGGATTCTTGGCGCAGTCTTTTTGCCAGTGATCTTGCAGTGCCAAATTTCTTGACATCTCCTGAAAATAGATAAAGTTCAAAGGCTGCTTTTTCAGACAACACAGTTACATGTTTTTTGGTTAAATGAAATGGAGTATCTAAGTATTGGTCGAGCCAAATTAAAACTTGTGAGCTTATGGTAAGTTCTTTAGGAATATCTATTTTATAAGTTTTGATTTCTGCTTTATCATGTAAAAAATCTAAACATTGATCGGTCATCCGTAGACCACCGACATCTTTTCCTCGAGTACTGAGCCACCAGATTGGTCGAAAGTCTTTTATTAATTTTTCATTTGTATCTACACCAGCGGCTTTTAAAAAAACTTCAGTGTAGGAATCTTTGCGATCCATGACGTTACTTTATTTCTTCGCCTGTTGTAAGTTTATAAACAGCGAAGTCTGTAGATTTAAATAATCGATTAAGTTTTTTAGCAAGATTGTGTGCATGTCCGGGATTGCTAAAACTGACTTTCTTATATTTAGGTCCAGGATAACTTGCTACTAAACTTCCGCTCTTAAGATTGAAAGGTTGTCCTTTGTAGAATACAGCCCAAATGGCATCGCTGTTGAGAATTTGCTCAACCTTGTAAGTTTCTTTGTTTGCATATTCTAGCAATACTTGGGGCTTAGGTCTACTCATAACTATATATGTTCAATTAAGTACACATATATTTATGTTTATTTGAAACCTCCGCCATCGACCTGAACTTCTATTTCGGTAGTGTTTTGGCGAATTTCATTAAGCATAGCGTGTATTTCCTGCATGGTTTTTGCCATTTTGGAAGTCATGATAGCTAATTCGCTGGTCAAGTCTCTTGCTTCTTGGATACTTAACCTAATATCCTTTTGTTGACTGCGTTCAGCTGTATTCAGTCTTTGAATAAGACGTTCTACAGTGGGCATTGTCACTGGTTGATTATTTAGAGACATTACTTAATACCTGTTTCATTTCGAGTTCGGTTTTAAACGGCCCTTGATATTCGTATCGTTGTAAGGTAATGAGTTTAGGACAGAAACTTTTGACCCATCCTTTGTCAAAGCGTATGACATAGTATCCTGCACAGTAAAGGCTTTTACTATCTCCGCTCTTAGTAAAGAGTGGTAGTTTTCTTTTAACATCAAACATTGCGTTATGGGGTGTGGTCGAAGTTGCATAGCCGTGTACCTCATTTGGTTCTGCATCGTCTGCTTCTTTAATAATTTTTGCAACAAAAAAGTTCTTACCAAACTCTCTAGTTAGATCAACTTTGGTCTGATAAATTTTAACACCAGCCTCGTTGCTCATAACAAATCGATCATCTTCGTTCTTTCTCAGAGTAGCAAATTTTGCTCCATCTTTTTCAACGATCCAAAATTTATTTTCAATTATCGGTTTAGCGTGTAGTTCTTCCATAGCTTCCTCCAGACATGTCTTAGTTTTATGTGGACATGTTTCAGTGTACTGACATATTTTCATTTGTATACCTTGCATTAAGCGGTTCAGCATAGGCCTGTGCCTGATCAGAAATTTTCTTTAGATCATAAAGTCCACAGAACTTCATCAATCGAAGTCCGACTTGTGATACATTTTTGTTTGCTGATGTTGCTGTGGCAATTGTTTCAGCGATAATAGATTTAATCTCATCGGGTTGTGCAGAAAGATCGATTAGAACACGATTGCGTTCATAGTCTTCTTTAACACGATGTTCTTTGCCTTCGTGGTCAGTCCAACGCTGAAGCATCATATTGTTCCAATTATACCCTTGGGTCAATCGATCTGCAAAGGCTTCACGGAGACCAATCTTATTCTTTGTGCCTTTTTCACGTACTCCCGGATATGCAGAGAACACGTTGTCCGAGGTATCGCCTCGCATACACTTCTCAAAGAGTAACCACTGGGGGTCCGGAATGGCTTTTGGCTCTTGAGTCTTTTTATCAATAACTCTCTTACCTTTTGCATCAAAGATACCTTCGTGTGTGATTGTAGTTTCCATTACACCGTTATATTGTTTCACATTTGGAGCAATTAATTGCACAAAATCTGTATCGGTCGAGATGATAACATGATTGTCGTTAGGATGACTCTGTATCCAGCCAGCAATAAGATCATCAGCTTCTAGCTGAGGATGTTGCATAACTGTGCAATTAGTTTTATCTGTGATAAACTCTTTGAATGTGTCAAAGGCTTCCCAAAAGACTTTTTCTTCTTCTGCTTCTTTCTCTGTATGTGCGGCACGAGCATCACTGCGATTACGCTTGTAAGGAGCATAGTGATCCTTGCGCCAGCTACGACCTTCTAAACAGAAGACTACGTGGGCACCGTTAAAGTCTTGCCAAGCCTTTTTAATACTGTTAAGTGTGATGTGAAAAGCCATGCCAAGTTTAATGTCAGCATCTCCATTGATTACATGCCTAGCACGGAAAAACGTATTAGCAGTATCAACTAAAATATAGGTCATTTGTTATTCTTTTTAACAGTTTTAATATCAATAACGCCGGTGTTAACAGCGCCTCCATAATCTCCGTCGATTACTACGTTAGCACATAGTTCACGGAACCAGCGATCTACAATTTCTTCGTCTAAATCACCGTCGAAACCATAGCCCTCTTGCTTTAATTTTAACACAAAGTCGTCATTCCAGTCAAGCTCAAAAAAGCCGTTGCGGATATTATCTTTGTTAATGTGAGTGTTAAGTACACCTACCCAGGGTTCTTTTAGTTTGGTTGCACGATCTTTTGGACTTAGTTTAGCAGTTTCTTCTGCGTCTTTAGCACGTTCTGCGGCAGTGGTAGCATCCTCTGCAACTTTTTTAGCAGCTTCGGCTTGTCTAAGACTTTCTTCAGTTTGGCTTCTAAGTTTATCAATGCCGAATAACTTTTCTATAAATTTACGCATTAGGTTCCCCACTCGTTTTTAAACAATGGCACCTGAAGACGATCACTGTATCTTAGTCCGTGCTTCATAGCAATATCTGCTACTGCTCTGTTATTAAGAGAATATACACTTTCTACACCGCCTACTGGCATTAGAAATATATGTCCTTCAAAATCTGCTTTTCGAAAAGCAGCAATGGCACATTCTGCATCAGCAAAGTCTTGTTCTGTAGCAATTACAAATTTTAAATATGCATATCCGACGTCTTCGTACTCTCGAACAATGCTAGGACAAATAGCATCCTCCCACTTCTCTCCGCTACATGGAAGTTTAGCACTTATACTAAATGTTATAGATTCGCACCAAGACTTGTTATCTTTTAATTTCCAGTTTTCTAGATACTGTTTAAATTCTGGAGTAAGTTTTTGAGTACCATTTGTTTCAAATGTAATCTCTTTTAAACCCTGCATCTTAGGATGATCTAGTAAGTCTGGATAAGCACGTTGCCAACCTAGCAAAGGCTCCCCACCTGTAATAACCAAGTGTTCATCACGCCATTCGCCATGCGGAAGTATTTCCATAATGCGTTCTACAATAGCATCAGTAGTTAACATTGGACTTAGATCTTTAAAGCGTGGATCCCAACTAGCATAGCTGTCACAGCCTGTGCTAACAAGTGGCAAATCTTTATAATCCTTATAAGGAGTATTGTCGTGAGCAAAAGCGATAGTTTCGACTTCTGTACTCAGTTCTCCCCGCGGCATTCCAAATCCCGCACATTTAAAGTTACAACCGAATGTACGGAGGAACACACTAGGCACACCCATGTAGCGGCCTTCACCTTGTATGCTGTAGAACAGCTCTGCTATTTTTAATTTACTCATATTACTATTATACACTCTTTTTCTCTAAAGACCAAGAACCGTCTCCCCGATCTTGCCATTCCAACGTGTCGCCTTCTTTCCAACCTGCTGCCTCTAGTAGGTCAGGTGGAAATTGGAGAATGGCATCTCCAGTTTCTGGATCTTCTTCAACGGTCAAGGTCCAGGAGTTGCGATCCTGTCGCTCAGTAACATCTTGCATATAAATGCGTCCTCTTCTGTGTTAAAATAAAAAGTCATTTTGTCCATTTGTGGGCTGTATCGAAATCGATCCCCCGGTAATCCAAATACTTCAATTACCATAGCGCAGGTTTCGTTCCACCAAAATCCGCTTTGACCTGCATGCCACGGAACAACTATCTCTGTACTCATTCTGGTAAAGGTGTAAATCTTGATAAGAAACTGTCTCTATAACAGCTATATTCTCGAGGAGGATCTCCGGCCTCGTCTCGATAATGAATCCAGATGCCGTCATCTAGATGTACCTCAGACAAAACTATAAACATTTGTCTATAACCACTGCCAACCCAACGACTGCCTTCTTTTATTTTCATAATTCGTCTCCAAAGCATTTATCAACCCAACCTGCTGCCGCACAGATCCATCCATAGCTCATCGGATCATCCCAATATAGTAATGCAAGAACTGATGACAATGCAGTTATTACAATTGCCAAATATCGTTTCATTAGTTTTTATCTTGTGTATTTGTAAACTGATTAACAGTTTTATAAGTATGAAGCTCTGCCTGATATTGCTCTTCAGTTAAGCCGTGCCAACCAATACACTTACCTGTTGGGCTACGACCACAGCCGCATTGTCCAATTTTACTTTCATCTTCTTTAACTCTTACTTGCATAGTTTTTTCCTTCTTACCAAATATTTTTTCAAAACTATTAGCGAATTCATCTTGACTTACACTAAATGGTCTTGGTTTAGATCCTTTGCCACTCATTTCCACCAATCCTCGTAGGGAAATTCGACCCATACATCTTCTTCTGCCTTATTTACTTCCGTGCCCCAATAGTTCATTCCAACGCTACATTGGCTAGATAGATTGTCAACAACTACAGCAAATCTAACATTGCCACTCCAAACGTGTTCCCAACGTTCATCATAGGGAAAGCAACCACTAGGCCAGTCCTGCATAATCCAATTCAATGTAGTTCCTTGATCGTTGATGTCGTCAACTACAAGAATATTTTTACCATCGAATGCATCTTCGGCCATCCCTAGGTCACTGACAGTTTCGATGTTATCTCGAAGACTGACCTGTAGTGGTTTCATCGGAATATTAAAATAGTGACTGATCATTACGGCAGGCAGCAGCCCGCCTCGACTGATGCCTACAATATAATCTGGTCGCCAATTGTCTTTTGAAATTTGTCTGCAAATTTCTCTGACTAAACTTTTAAATTCTGTGTAATCAATTATGCGCTTGTTCATATCTTTCTTTCAAATACTGCTCGTGTTGTACCCATTTGTTATTAACTAAAAATCCCCAATCTCTTTTCTTAGGACCGGGCATAAACAATGTCCAGGCAGTTACGCTAGGATCAAGCTCAATACGATGATAAGAGTTAGCCCTGCATACACGAAAACTGCCGGGTCCTCTCCATACACACATTTCAGCGATCTTGTTACCCTTGCTGTCAAACTGTGGAAGCCATTCATAATATCCGCCTTTTAAAATCAATGTTGCATAAGGCCACGGATGATCATGAACATCATCCGGATCGCCTTTTAAAAATTTATGTAGAAATACATTAAAGGGAAAACGGTCTCTATCTTTTAGAAACAGATAATAGCGTTCAAGATAAGGTTCGTCACTTTGACGATCCATAACAATACGCTTACGACCTATACGATCTAAAAAATTTAGAAACCATTTCATTTACATGTCTCCAAAAATTCATTAAGTCGTGTTACTGCCTCATTGAAATCTACAGCCCAAACTTTTGCTTCAATTTGATTATCAACAATATTCATATCAAAAGGAATAACGCCATTAAATCTAAAATCTTCTGGTACCTCTGTTGTAACAACAAATTCTTCTAGATGCTTTGCTCTAAAAATAAGGTTATTAGCCATGTCTACTGAATTCATAATGTTACCTCTTGATATTTAGATGCAGGATATCGTTCTTGCAACCATTCTAACAAACCGGGTTCCCAAGGAAGCTGTATGTCACCAGTTCGATTTGTAATTATTCTCATCGTGGTGCAAACTCTTGTTGTAGTTTAATGTTGTCAAAGAATTCTTTCTTTGTATGAGGATCGTCTTTGAATGTGCCTTTAAGCACAGTTGTCTGTGTGAGACTAGAGTGTGCCATAATGCCGCGATTCTCACAGCATCCATGCACCGCCTGCACATAGACTGCTACATTTTCAGAATCAGTGGCTTTACTAATTTCTCTAGCAATGTCATTACATAGTTCTTCTTGTAATGTACCACGACGAGCACACCACTGAGCAATACGAGTGTACTTGCTAAGACCAATGAGTTTGTTGGCTGCAATGATGCCAATATAAGCAACGCCAGATACAGGCTGGTGATGATGACTACACATACTTCGTAGCTCACTTCTAACCACAAGCATACCTTTGTATCGGTCTGCTGAATCATTTGGGAAAGCTGTTGCGTCTGGTGCTGGATCATATCTACCTGCCATTACTTCGTTAAAATACATTTTAGCTAATCGTTTAGCTGTGCCTTTTGAGTTAGGATCGTTCTCGCGATCAATTAATAAACAATCTAAAACTTTTTCAAATGCTTCTGTTGTTTCTTTAATTAGCTCTTCTTTCATTTTGTCATCAATGTACTCACTGATGTTATCTCCAGCCCAGAATCTTTTACCATTGCGTTTCATTACAAAACCCAAATAGTTATGTGCTGTGCCCACTTGATAACCACTGTCGCCGTACATAGCGTCAAGTGCTGTTTCTTTTTTATCTGTCATTATACTTCCTCAAACAGCGAACTAAAATGATTGTCTTTTAATTCTTTTTTAGTTTGAAAGAGGTCTAATTTTTCAAACCTGTAACTGTGTTTCATACTTAACATCATTGCTAGTTTTTCAAATTTAATTAAATTGTCGCATGACACTCCAATGACATAACCATGACAATATTGATAATCGTTTTCTCGATTACTTAGCTTTGCAGGTCCTTGATCAGGACCACGAAGTTTTGCATACCATTCGTAGTATTGCACATTACCAATAACATTTATTAGATTGTTATCGTCAACATCTTTACCTTTAATGATAAACAAATGATCAGTGTTGTACAACTGATCGTATTCTTCTTTATTAGAAACGATTTCTTCTAATGATTTAAATGTTTGCATTTTTTTCTCCGAGTTAATGTCGTGGATGACACAAATTATTATTTTAACATCTCTAATAGTTTGTTACAACTAAAAAAGTTTTCTTTTAATTCGTATACCTGTTTATTTAGGCTAGGTAAGAACTTTTCGTAATTTTCTATGTACTGCATGATCTTATTACAGATTTCCGGCCTATGTGCTTCGTATGCAGTATAGCTTTCAGTCCATTCGCTAGGATATTTAAAAGTATCAAAAGCCATTTCGCTGTAGCTAAGTCTATCCGGTACCATAGGAATAGCATCAACAACCGCGCCTTCATACCAACTAATGCCCAAGGTTTCTTGCAAGTTAGCACTGAACACTAACTTGGCTTCACCTAGCAGGTTATGATATTCGTTCTTGGTCAGCTGTTGATCCTGACAAACAACAAATTCGTATTGGGGAAGATATTGTTTTAAGTCTCTAAAAATCTCAACTTGTTTCTCAGGAGCAATACGATGTGGAAATAATATAAGATCACGCTTGGGCATATTTTTATACATCAGCAATGTATCAGTCATATACTCCATAGGCCAACCACTGCGCACAATCTTACCTTCATTGACAAACTCCTGCACAGTATCTTCTAGTGTTTCATCTAAAAGATTTTTACAAAATAAATCAATGTGAAATTGTGAAGCAAAATAATTGTGATTAATAGCGGCAAAGAAACTTTTCTCAGCGTGTCTAACCCAAGGAGCATCTCCTATCAATCGTCCTAGGAAATCTTGAGGATCGTAACTACCAGCATGCCACAAAGCGTGAATCTTTACAGGAATCTGTAAAAGCTCACTCATGTACTTTAGGTTAATGATGCCCGGGTGCCAAGCATCAGTAAAGATAAAATGATCGCCAGCCTTGACGGATCCTGCACAAAAAAGTCTTCCAAGCTGTTCAACTTGGTTTGCCTTATAGATATTAGTGCCCCCAAAGTTAAGAAATGCACCAGGAGTAGTGGCGCTAGGAATATCATTAGGACCCGATATAATGTGAACTTCATGGCCTGCCTTTCGTAAGAGTGCAGGTACATAGGACTTCCACTGTCCCGTGTACCTGGTCTCGACTGCTTCTAGATCAACGAGAAAAACGTTCATTGTTGTTATATCTCGGTTTGTTACCTTGATAAGGTTTACGCTCGCCTCGATCTACCCAAGGTCTACGTGGACGTTGACTATCAAGGAAGGCCTTGTAGTTAACGTTAGCACGATCATAAAGATGTGCAGGGTTGAAATCGCATAACTCCATACGACAAAAATCGTTGTATGCCTCTAGGTCGTCAAAGACCTTGTTAACTTCGGGCTTCATTGTAAGATACTTCTTAAGCCATTCTTGAGCCATTATAGCTTTCCTTATTAATACTTGATAAACGAACCATTTTCTCCGTCTTCGGAGACCTCAATCCAAATCTCACGACCTGGATACTTTGTAGAGATAGCGTCAAACAAATCGCCTGACATCATCTCACAACTCTTATAATCTAAACTTATTGTAGCATCTTTGTAAAGATTTAGCAACCATCGTTTGAACTGAATAAACTCAATATCTCTATCATCGTGCGTAACACCAATCCAAACTTTAAAGTGGAAGATGTGACGATGCGGATAGCCTAAAAAACTTACATCGTACTCATCACCTGTAGCAAGGTTTGAGTCTGTAAGTGCGGCCGGATATTTGTGCATACCTTCTTTCTGGAAGGTGACCCAAATCATTTTATTTGGACGGATGTCTTGTTTAATTATCATATTGAAAAATGTTTTGAAAGGTTGATGCTGTCATTGCTAAAAGTTTTTCCATTTGTCCGTCAGCTAGTCTAAAATCTAACTCAGGACGATCTTTTTTAGTTTTTTCAAAATATCCCCAGTAACCTTCATATGGTGTGTATGACAGATGCGGATTCTTTTTAAGAAGTGATCTTCCGTGCTCATATGCTGATTCGATTAACTCTAGTATTTGAGGTTGATCAAAATCACATAAGTCAACAGCAATTATAACATCTAAATCATTAGTTGTAAATCTTAATTGTTTGCGGATTTTTAAATATATCAACGATTGTTTGAATGGAGTGTCTATAATAGTTTCAGGACGCAGGGTAGCTACTGTTTGAGCACTAGTAGCTGTGCCTTTGCGAGCTTTAACTTCCCAACCAACTTCCGGAATGTCGCAACCATAGCCACGATTTATTTTAATGCCTACTTTAGTTTCGAGCAGATCTTCGCAGGCTCTTCCTGCAAACCCGTTTATATTACTAGGTAACTGATGTCCTAAAAGATGATGTCTAATAATGTTTAGAACTAATGTTTCTGTTGAAGTAATCATCTTAAACTCTCCATAGTAATAATTTTTGCCAATTCTTCTCCAAGCTCTTTGTCGTCAGTGACCACATGTAGGCTGTGTTTATGATCGTCCTTTTGACGATCGTACTTAGTTGTTTCAACAATAGTTCCACCACTGGCACTATAGACATTCAATCTAAATCCCTGTGACTGAATGTTTGGACCGTCACTATCGACGCTGATAACATTACCATAATCGTGTTCGTCGGTGTCATCCATTAGCCATTTGCGAATTCTTTGTTTAAATGTTAATTTCATAGTTCTTTCTTCTACATATCCCACCGGCCGGACCTTTGACGAAGATTTAGTCATTGATCGTTGCAATCGATGAATAGACCTTGCAGTTGAGGCATATTGCCCAATATTACTCATTTGATGATCTCATCCTTGCCATATTGATCCCAACTAGTAAACTTATTTCTATCTAGTAGGTCATGGAGGTTATGACACCACACTCCAGGATTAGTTGCTTTAAAATCTTTGTCGTCTATCTTTATTGTAGCATTATATCCCAGTTGTTGTAAATAGGGCAGCTTAACCGAAATCTGTGGAATAAACTGACGCTTCTCTACAAGACCGCTTTCTAACAAGCCTTCTACTTGCGCTACATCTAAATCTAGTGTACACCAAAATTCATCGTCTGCATCTAAGCAAACATAGATCATATCTTCCCATAGACGCCATTGTTCTGCATCGTTAACTTCTAATTTAGGAAAACTTTGATTAGCACCAAAGTAGATATGAGTACAGTTGTGTTGACGAGCAAGTTCTATGATTACATAGGCATCATTTACACCTGTTACAAACAGAGTTTTCATTCCGTATGCAGGAGTCTTTTCGATCTCAATACCTGTAAAGAATGTAATGCTGTCTGCAACACCTGATTCGTAATTTCTTTTCATTCGTTGTCTTTCGGAAATGCTTGACTAAATGGCCAAGCTGTTGATGGATCTGGTCTAGATTTTAATTCTACATTTTCTATAACGACTGTCCCGTCATCTTCACATAGACTAATTTGGAACGGTCCATATATTATAACATACTCATCCTCGGTTTGCCAAGCATGAGTTCCGTCAAACAGCCAAGCAGCACCTCCAATATCTGGAACATTCTCATCATCGGGGTCACCATGGTAGTAACAGTTCTTAATAGACTCCTGAGCTTCCTCATCTAGGTCATCACTAAATTCCCATTCGATGTTGACGCTGTCGTCAAACTCGCAACCCCAACCACAATCTGTTTTAGCATAGGCCACTGTGTCTTCTTTGTAAGGCAAGTTACAGTCCATATCCTCTTCAACAAAACCCTGACCCCAACGATAGGTTTCAGTCATGTTAAACCAGCTAATAGATCCGTCCTCGTTTTCACGAAACATCTCAACGACCCACTCAATACTTTTCTTATCCAGTGGTTTAATTAGATAAACTTTAGACATAGTTACTTCCTTTGAAAAAGATTTTTAATTGATTGAATTAGATTCACGAATCTAAAATGATAGTTTGTTAACATAGGTTGATGATAAGGGCAGCGACCCTGACGATAATCACACTTAGAGTCATACTCCTTACCGCAGGTGCTGCACTTATTCTTCAAGTCCGTTTGATCTAGCATATTGTGCCCGTTCTGTTTCTCGTTTTGTTTCACAAGGCTCGCAGTAGGTATGTACCCATCCGCCACCACGGCGTTCGCCAACATTACCACATCCTTCACAAGTTACACCACTCATGCTTTCTGCCATACGAACCATGCCGTCAATAATATCATCGCCACCTGTATAGTAGAAGCGTAGTGTGCCAAACTTTTCTTTAACCTGATCCAATGTTACCTGCGGAATAGATTCGAGAATCACTCTAGGCTCATCGGGATGTTCCTTATTCCATTCTATATTCCAATTACGCTGTTTCTCTTTCCAGTCAATGTGGTGTTGAATATTACCCATAAGTTGATTAAGGATATTATACCAACCATCACCGCAATCGAAACCCCAACACATGCAGGTTTCGGTCATAGGCAGATTTCGATTGATCATCATCTTAGGATACTTTTCGCACAACAACTTATCTAGTTCTCGTCTCATCACCAGTTACTCACGTCAGTGTTATCAACTTTAATATCCTTGCCTAACAGCTCAAAATGAACTGTTGTGGTAGGTCCAATACCGCTAGAGTTTTCTTCAACAATTTCAAATTGAGGAATCTCTGGAAAACGATCAGCGATGTCTGCCAATGTTTTAATTTGCGTCTGTGTTAGAATATACTTTTTCATTTGCTTGCTTTCGTTTAAGTATAGCAATTTCGTCTTTTAAATGCAACCGTTGCTTCTTCAATTCTTCAAGTTTTAGGTCTTCAAAAAGTCCATTCTTTTCCAGCGTGTCTACTTTTTTATCTAAGGCACGATGTGCTTCTTCTAAATGTTTAATTCTCATCTCATACATTGTTTGCCTCCTGTTCTAAGAACTCTGCTTCTAATTCTTCTAAAACATTTTCATCTAGTTCAGGCATAGCACTTACAGTGCTTACACTCTTGTCTAACACAACATCGTCATGATCAAACAAGTTACTGAATGTGTTGTTGGCATTGCCACCACGTAGACGCATACCCATCATGTTGTTTAACATTGGTCGAGCATCTTCGATCATTTGCATAGGAGTTTCGGATTTAAAAAGTTCTTCAACAAAACGATCAAAGTAAAGAATATTGCGTGGAACCCACTCTGAATATTCATCGCTCTTGTCGTTCTCTTTGACTTTCTTCCATAGTCTCCAGTCTGGCTGTGCCTTGTGGCGTTCAATGTCCATTAATGTGTTAGCACGTTGAACAGCAACAATATGACAGTAGGTATTATGTGCCATCATTAAAGCATAACCAAAGCTATCCCAAGCAGTCTTGCCTTCTTTACCTATCTTGTTTAACATTCCTGGCTTGTACCAGCAGATGTCTCCAACCGTTAATCTGCGTCCAATTTCACTTTCGAAAGGGAATGGGATGTTAAAAGCCTGGCTAAGGGCTTTGTTGTCTGGGGCTTTATCCATGATAACTGACCAGCGTTTATTGGTATGCTGGGCGTTTGTATAGACGAGCCCGTGTGCTGT